AGAGCTGTTGCTCCTGATGCTTGATTTACTACTTGATCTCCATTTGTAACTGTACTTGTAAAATTTTGACTTGACTGAATTAATTTATTTGTAGCTGTTCCTGTTGTAGTTCCTGAATCTGCTTCTCCACCACCACTAGCAAGAGTTGGACTATTTGTTGTAGCATTCCATGTTCCCATAAATCTTAATCCACCTGCCAAAGTATTTAACTGACTTTGTGTTTTTCCAAAAGCCTGAAGAATAGAATCACTAGCTAAAATATTAGTAGCTGTTGGAGATGCTAATCCTGTCAGAACTTTTCCTGTAACTGAATCATTATTCAATGTGACAGCACCAGAAACATTTGCACTCCCATTGAAACTAGAGATAGTCCCTGAAGCTTCTCCAGTCAGAGAGATGTCTCTAGCATTTTGAAGTATTGTTGCTGATGCTGAATTGACATTTATACTGCTTGGTAAACTTAAAGTGACTGATTGATTAGATACTGTAGAAACCACTTGACTAGAAGTTCCTAAAATACTTAAACTCTGAGTGTTTAAATTTACATCTCCTGTATTACTTCCATCTGTTATATCTAAATCACTAGCATTATCTAAACCTTTTACATAAGCAGTTGTCGCTACTTTTGTAGAATTATCTGATGATGCCTGAGTAGTTGCTGTAACTCCATTTGCTAAAACTGATGTAGCTGTTACATTTCCTGTTAAATCTCCTGTAACATTTCCTGTAACATTCCCTGTTAAGTTACCTACAACATTCCCCTGTAAATTTCTATGAACTGTACTTGGTAAACTTATATTCAAAGTTTCATTTGATGCACTTGTAGTGACTTGATTTGTTGTTCCTGTGATAGCAAATGTTTGTGTGTTTAAAGTAACATCTCCTGTTCCACTATCTCCACTAAAATCAAGGTCAGAAGCAGCATCTAAAGTATCTACATAAGCAGTCGTTGCAACCTTAGTTGAATTATCTCCTGCTGATTGTGTTGTTGCTGTTGTTGCTGTATTTATTGTTCCATTTAAATCTCCACTAAAAGTAGTCGCTGTGACTATTCCTGTTAATACAGGGTTACTAGGTATTCCAATTTTTAATGTATTTCCACCTGCTGATGTTACTGATGTTTCAATCTCATTAGCTGTTCCTAAAATAATAAATGCCTGACTATTTAAATCAACATCTCCTAAGACTGTTGAATCATCCCCCCTAAAATCTAAGTCCTCTGCTGTGATTTGTCCTGCTACATAATCAATAATTGCTTTTGATGTTGGAATTGATGTGTCATTATTGTTGTTCCCTATACCATCTGCAGCATCTACAAACTTTGAGATTACAATATTTTCTGCTGTATCTTTTAAAGAACCAAATTCTAAAATAGCAGTTACTTTAAAATCTCCTGCATTATTTAAATATAAACCTGTTACATTTCCATCTCCATCACTTAGTTGTTTAAGAGTTGCAGAAATTGCAGTATTATCTAGTGTCTTTATAAGACCATGATAAGTATCTGATATTCTTGTATTATTTAGTGTTGCCATTTTTTAATTTTTTTGTTTCTTCTATTTTTTTTAAAAATAATTTTAATTTTTTTAAGTTTTTTTCTTTTGGTTTTGCATTCCAAGTACTTCCTTTATAACTCATAATACCCATCCATTAAATGTTGCATCTTGTGATGGATATATATCATCATTACTATTTGAAACATATTTTGGAAATAAGGTTTGATTAAAAGCCATGTAATCAATAAATCTTCTAGAGTACCATTCAGCATTTGTCCTAGCTTTTTCAACTAAAAAATCAACTTCATTTTTACTGACTGTCTCGCTAGTTTCTGATTGATGTTTATATACACCACCATTACGAATCTGATAAGCAGCAAAAGGTATGTATTCCACTTGTGCAAACCATATCAGCATAGGTTGTATGTACTCTGTTAACAGGGTTTTATATTTTGCATTAGCATTATTATCAATGTCTGGCATTTTACCAATTAATTCATTGTATAATTCTGTACCCATGTAATTTTGGATATGTATAGTCTGTGCCAAAGAAACAAATTGAATAAATTTATTTGTATCCACATTGCCATCAAGTATGCTGTTCCTTACTAGGTCTGTTCTATTTATAAATAATTGCGTTGCCATTAGTATTTGTATTTTAATGAACCATGATTTAACAAATCAAATGTTGCTTTTAATGCTTCTTTGCTTCCCCATGGATTTCGTTTGAAAGATTTTGGTATTTCGCCAACTCTTCTATAATTTTTTAATTGCTCACTAATCTCAGCACCTTTTTTTCTTTTAAATAATACTTGCTTCCAAGCATGTCTGCAGAAACAACCTCCTTTGTATTTAAATAAATCGTATGTGCTTTTTCCTGCAGGACTAAACTGACCATTGACTCCTGCCCTACTAGCTTTGTCAATATCTTCTATTCTATAAACAATACCAGACCTTGATAATCGCATCATGTTTTCACAAAATTTTCTAGTCTTGTATGTGCTTTTTCTTTTACCATCTTTGTCTTTTTGTATAGACTTAGCACTTGATTTTTTATAATACTGATATCTTATTTTATAATTGATAGAATCTAAATTACTCCAAGCACTACCTTTTTTTTTGGAATCTATTTCATCTTTTAAACCTATTAATTTTTTTATCTTACTTAGTGTGGTTTCTTTGTTTACTAAACTAGCTGTNACCCATTCATCATCACTNACATTTTCTTCACTTACTTCTCTAGCATCAGCAATATCCCACTCATCATCCACTTCTTCTCCACTTAAATGTTCTAGTATTAAGTTTCCTTGTTCTTCTGATAATTTTGGTATTTCACTTTCGTTTTTAATAGGAATACAATTAGGAACTTTTTTTCCATTTTTGGTTTTCATTCCATATTGTTCGTATCCATCCCAACATGGTGCTTTAAGTTGTTCATGATTTATACATGGCATGTAATAAACATCGCCCTCAACTTCATGTTCGTGGTAACCCTCACAACCCATTTCCTTAGCTTTTTGTATAGCTTCTTCTTTTGTTGGGTAGGCTTGTTTACCATCTATTGTTTTAAGGTCTGTACTAAATTCATAACCTGTTTCTTCTTCAATATCTTCTTCATCTTGAACCTTAGAATCAACTTCTGTAAATTCTAATGGCTGTAAGGTCGTAAAGTATAGGTTTAAAGCGATATCATTGTACGCTAGTATATGGTCAAAGCATTCTATTAAAAGTTCTTGAAAGGGTCTAATAACAGTATTATCCATTAAGAGTGATGCTGTCTTTATTTCATCAGCATTGTTTCCTAATCCACTTTGGTCTTTTATACCTAGTAACATTGGACTTACTATTCTGTGTGCTACCATTATTTTTTTTGTGCTTTCTTCACTTAAAAATTGGTATTGTTGATGTGCATCACTTAATTGTACTGGGGTTATATCAGCAGCAGCTTCTTTATTGTCATTAAAAGCAAGAATAAACTTTCCTGCGTTAGAACTGCCTGAGAATTTTTGTGCTATTCGTTGTTCTAATAATTGTCTTTCTTCCTGATTTGGAGTTCCATTATTAAAATTGATAAGCATGCTTGGTGCTAATCCATTAAGAATATTATTCAAATGATAGTTAGATATTTCTTCTTCTAACTCAGCGTATTGTAACCCCCCTTGATAATCAACAGGTGCATAGTAATAAAAACCTGCTTTGTATGGTTTTATATAATATATTTCTATCGCTTCTTTTGACATCCCAAATGCAGGTATTCTTTTTGGTATTTCATTTGGTTTTAAATGTGCCCAATCTTTGTAATAATAATAAGCAGGTATATCGCCATCTTCATTTGCTTTTTCTGCCCTTAATGTTTCTACAGGAATGTGTTCTAGTTTAGCTATTTTGCTTCTGTCNTTTGTGTATATAACTTGAACAGCACATTGACCCATTAATTTAAGGTCATAACATAATTTACGAACTACATCTTTTTTAAATAAAGAAATCATTTGAGCGTACTCATTTGGTTTTCTAGATGAATCTGTAGCGTTTAGTCCTTTACCAAAAATTTGTTGACTTATACCATTTATTGCTGCATTATTTGTTGGACTTCCATTGTACCTATCTATAAGGAACTGAAAGTAGTTATTATCTGCACCATACTCAACCCATTCTTTATTCTTAACTTCTATAATTTCTGGAGAGGTATAGGTGCTTAAATTGACAAAACTATATTCAGAAGAATGTCTTATAAATTGTCCTTTTTTATTTCTTTTTAAATTTTTTTTCATGATGTTACAATATACTCATTATTAAATGCATTTGTAGTTACAAACTGCCCTTTGTTAATGTCATAAAAATCGCCATTTTTTTGGTCAACTAATTGGTCTGTACAGAAAATTCTGTCTCTATAAAATACATTCTTAAAATTACTAGTATCATTCCATAACTCGTTAAAATTTTCCCATAAACTATAATTCGTATTCCAAAAAGCATAGTCAGAAAATAGTTCAATATCATAAAAATGATTTAAAACCAAAGTAGGATTGAAACTTTGCGACCATGTTAGATAATTACCTGATGTTTGTGCGTTTAAAATTGGTATCTCTGTTGCCACATTAGTGGAATCATCAGTATATGCAAAAGTAAACTCAGCTACATACTCTCTTGGTATAACTTTTAGCGTTTGGGGTGTTGTTGTATTTAGTACAATCATACTAGTATAACGAATTTAAAACCTTTATTTGTAAAAATAAAAAAAGCACCCCATTAGAGTGCTTGTTTTAAGATTAATTAGAATGAGTTTCTAATTTGGAACGATTTGTGCAGATGCTCCAGTTACTACTCCTGCATCAACAAAATAAGGTGCAGTTTCTTCCATTCCCTCCATTGTTAATGTAAAACCTGATAGGTCTCCTGCTGCTGCTCCTGTAACTATTGTGCCACCAGTTACTTCCATGCCATTCTCTAGACCACAAAGGAATTGATTTCCATAATAGTCTTCAACGACTATCACAGGTCTAGCTACTGCTATTAATTGTAATTCATTTTTAGTTGCATTATCTAAATATGTTAATGTCATATTTAAAGTCTGTGTATAAAAAGTTGTTCCATTATCTCTAGAACTTGTTATTGTTGTTTCTAATGAAGAATTTCCTTTTAAATCAAATTCAAACCAACTCACACTTCCTGTGAAAGCATCAATTGTTTGGTCTGCATTAATAGTAGCTGCGACAGGAAAATCTGCCATATATACTGTCTTAATGCCCCCAAATGCTGATTTGCAAGGTACTTTTCTTCCTGTGGTTAATGCACATGCCATAATTTTATTTTTATTTTAAAAAAAAGGGTAAGTAAGTATAATCCCACTTACCCAAGTCTTTGGTTAATTTAATTTTTAAGAATAGTAAACTAAGTCCTCAGAAATTCCATACTGAACTGCAGCACTAAATCTCATGACAAATCTTACATTCTGACTTCCATCTATATCTTGCATGTCTATTACCTTAACTTCATTCATGTTGTTAAGTAATCCTGTTCCAAAATATAAGTTGCTTCTTTGAGCTGCGAACATATGATTGTTAGACATTCCTGGGCAAACAAATATTTTCACTCCATTTACTGAAAGTGAACCATTGTTCCACCATTGTGTTCCCTGTGCGTTAACACCATTTGCTCCTAAACCATTTGCAGCAAACCCTCCAAGAGCTTGTACATAGAATTTAGCTACTGAACTTGGAATATATATAAATAAATCCTCTTTTCCATATAGTGCAGATGGCACAGCGTCAACAACTCTGCTTAATTCTTGTATAACATTTGCAGCAGTAATTCCACCACCACCAACTGCAGCCAAATCTTGACTTGCAGGAATGTTTCCATCAGCAGTCATTAATGTTTCAAATCCATCATATTCTCCTGCATTAGCAGCTACCCCTGTAAAGATAGTTTGCTCTGTTTTTTGGGCAACTTGATTTGCTACATGAGCAATCATAAAGTCGCTAAATTTTGGAGGAAGTTTTCTTCCCATTCCATATCCCATTGACTGTGCTTCCCAATCGTTAATAAAGTCTTTCTTACATAATTGAAGATTAACTTGTAATTCTTCTGGTTGTATAATTCTTTCTGTAAGAGTTACACTTGAGTTTGGATTAAAATCACAAGAAGCATCTGAAACTACTGCTCCTGTATCTAATCTCTTAATCACTTCTTTAAAAGCAATATTAGGTTTTACAGTTAGACCACCATCATCAATAGTTGATGCACTCAATAAAGCAGCAGCAATATATTCTCCTGCAAACTCCCCTGCATAGGTAGTTGTGATATTCGCTGCAGTTGCTAATTCAATTTTTCTATTATTCATTTTATTAATTTTTAGATTTTTATTTATTATGATTCTGATGCCCAGATTCCTTGACCACCTATAATGTA